CTAGGTTAAGACTAACCTTATAAACCAGTTTAATGGATCTTTACTCCTTGGAGTAAGATACTTAAAATTTGTTTGTAAAATAGTTTAGTTTTACTGCTTAAGTCATTCGACTTTTGTAAAACGGGTGGTACCCTATGGTCTGCCGTCCTCTCGAAAAAGAGAACAGCGGAATAGGATCTACTTTATAGAAAAATTACTTCCACTTGGTTTACAAGTGGCTCCGGGACTTCTGAGTTAAAGCCCAGGAAGGTGAAATAACCTATCCCATCATATACTATTTAAACCATGAAAACAAATAATTTAAAAAATAATTTCTTTTCTGGCCTAAAATTGTATTCTGATGTCTATAAAGCAGGTACTATGATCTCACTTTCAAATGAAAAACATTTGAAGTTAGTACTTAAGGAGATTGGATGACGTATAGTCACTCTTTCTCTCTTATCTACTAAGGAGACTTCCCGATTTCGAATGTTACACAACTTTGGAGTTTATTTATTAAAAATGAATAAAAACCATGGTGAAGTGTACACAGTCAAATATCTTAAAGCATGTCAACTAGCTATTCAGAAAAAGTTAGCGGGACAACCTCTTAAAAGTTTAAGAGAAGTTGAACCGGACTTTAACTTCCCGAGACTATCCAAATCTGGACTCCCTTCTGTAATTAAAACTACAGATAGAGCTTCAATTTGTAATAATAGTTATCGAATAATAAGATTATACTTGTCTTTATTCTCTCTTTACAGAGTGATTAAGATTCCGTTTAATCCAAAATTGAACACTATTACTGATAGTTTTGGGGGATCTAATATTCACTTAAGTGATTTTAATAATTGACTAGAACGTAGTTCCGGTCGCTTATTACAAAAATTCCATAAAATGAATATTGGAGACTTGAAATCATATAAGGTTTTACCTATTATGAAATCTTCTCCTCAAGGTCCTAAAAGTTATCGTCATCTGATATCGAGCTATATGTGTCTTAAAGATTCCTCTTTATTTCCATATATAGAACAATATCTAGATATAACTAAATCTAGTAATCTTCAGATTTGTTTCCGAAATATAGAATATCTTATTAAAACATTCAATATTTCCAAACCGTCTGATCACTTACACTTAGGTAAGCTTTCTTTTAAAGAAGAAGCAGCCGGTAAGTTGAGAGTGTTTGCTATGGTTGATATAATAACTCAATCCATACTACATCCTCTTCATACTGTGCTGTTCGATCTTTTCAAGACATTACCTAATGATTGCACTCATGATCAGGATAAAGGAGTTAAATACGCCCAAGAGTTGTCCATGAAATATGGTTGCTCTTATGGTTTCGATTTATCTTCCGCTACTGATCGTCTGCCTTTATCTTCACAGATGTCTGTATTGAATTCAATCTTTGGATCCAATATAGGTTACCTTTGAGGTTCTATTCTTGTAGATAGAGATTACTATATCTCTGAAAACAAATATGGAATTCCCGAAGGATCTGTTAGATATGCAGTGGGACAACCTATGGGAGCTTTATCTTCGTGAGCTATGCTAAACCTGGTTCATCATCTGATGATTCAGTTTATCGCAGTTCATTTAGGTAAAACCGCCAGAGGTGAGTGATACAAAGATTACATTGTATTAGGAGATGATTTAGCTTTATTTGATAAAGATGTAGCTGATCGTTACCTCCAATTGTGTGAACAATTGGGAGTTTCAATCAACTTATCTAAGTCAATTATAGCTGAAAACAAACCTGTTTTAGAATTTGCCAAACGGACTTCTATAAATGCTGTGGACGTTTCTGCATTACCTGTTAAAGAATTATTATCTTCTAATAATTTCTTTGGTAGATTAGCAGTTACTACACGACTTATTAGAAATAAGTGAGGTAAAGACCTATTTAAGGTTCTTACTATAGGAAATAGACGTAAAACCGATTCTAAGATCGATACTATTTATCCTATGGTAGGTTTCCTAACACAATTGTATCAGAAAGGAATAATTCCATTATCTGCAGTATTAGCTCTAATAAATTCACGAGACAAACCGTTAGCTTTCTTTGGAAGAAAGATTAATTGAATGACTCCTAAAAACATTTCGCTAGTACTTAGATCTTACTTTAGGACTGGTGTTTTCGATATGAAATTACTAGCCCAAAGAGAAAGATTCTTTGCAGAAGTTAACTCAGTCACTTTCAAAAATATTCTACTAACTAAAATCAACAAACTTGTTGATAAAATAGATAACATGAATATTATGACAGTGAGAACCAATCTTTTATCTACTCTTTATGGACTCGAGAATTTATCTCAAAAGGAATTGAATTCTATTCATCCCTTCGCGGATATTTTCTTTTGTAAAAAAGATAGATCTGTTCCTAGTCTT